ATGGCTTCGTTTAGAAAGAGCGGCAATGGTTGGCGCGCTGAGATCGTTAAAAAAGGGCTCAGAGAAAGCGCAACCTTCCCCACCAAAAGAGAAGCCCAAGAATGGGCATCCAAGCGTGAAGCCGAAATTACAGCCATGCGAGCAGGCAAGGTTATCCGCTGGACATTGCACGATGTGTTGGAAAGATACATCACTCAAGTAAGCCCCACTAAGGCCAGTGGAGACAAGGAAATACTCAGGCTGAAAGCCATTCAACGCGACGACCTAGCAAAGCTGGTTATGCAAGACATCAGCGCACCGGACCTTGCTGCCTGGCGGGACCGGCGTCTAGAGTCGGTGAAACCAGCCTCAGTTCTACGTGAGATCGGATCACTGCGTGCCATTTGGAAGCAAGCAAAAAAGGGCGAATGGGGCTATGTTGATCATGACCCTTGGCCAGAGGTGACCAAGCCAGCAGCAAGCAAACCGCGCACGGTGATTTTCGAGGAGGGAGAGGTAGAACGAATTGTCGATGCGCTGGGATATTCCGGTGGCAGACCAACCAGTCGACGACAGCAAGCTGCAGTGGCACTTTTGCTATCGCTCGAAACTGCGATGCGTGCAGGCGAGCTTATTAGCCTGACCTGGGGCTGCATCAGCTATGAGAAACGCACCGCCTACCTAGCCAGCACGAAAAACAGTGATGACCGGTACGTGCCTTTATCTCGTCGAGCAATTGAACTACTCCAAGCAATGGAAGGTGTACACGACGAAAAAGTGTTTGATCTGACATCTGCCCTGCTCGATGTCTATTATCGTTCCGGACGTGATCTGGCAGGCATTTCTGGCCCGACGTTCCATGATGCAAGGGCTACCGCCATTACCCGACTTTCAAAGAAGCTCGACATTTTAGAGCTGGCCCGCATGGTCGGCCACCGCGACCCACGCAGCCTGATGATCTACTACCGACAATCACCAACAGACATCGCAGCAAAACTGGATTGAAGAAGGCCCGCCATAGAGCGGGCTTTTTTGCGTCCAGGGGCTGTAACACCTTCAAGCCTAAACGGTGGTAAATTGCTGTTTATTTATACAGCAAATCATCATGAGCACGCCCCTCCCCCTTTTTCAGTTGCCAGTCTACGTCTGGGCAACGCCAGCAACGGTCCAATGTGGCTTTCCCAGCCCTGCGGAAGACCACGCCCAAAAGCGCCTTGATTTGAATGAGCTGCTGATTCACCAACCAGATGCCACTTTTTTCATGCGCGTGCGCGGCCCGTCAATGCGTGATGCTGGCATCGATGACGGGGACTACGTGGTGATCGACAGGTCGCTGGAGGCGAAGCACGGCAACATCGTATTGGCCGTAATCGACGGCGAGTTCACAATCAAGCGCCTATTTCGCCGCGCTGGCCGGGTGAAGCTGCAGGCCGCGAACCCGACATTTGCTGATATCGAGTTCCGTGATGGACAGGAGTTGATCGTTTGGGGGGTAGTGACGTGGACACTCAAAGGCCTGCTACCCGCATAGCACTCATAGACGGCAATTCTTTTTATTGTTCATGCGAGCGTGCAATGCGTCCGGCGTATGAAGGGCGGCCGCTGGTCGTGCTTTCCAACAACGACGGGTGCGCCATCGCCCGAACTCAAGAAGCAAAAGACCTTGGCATCAAAATGGGTGCGCCTTGGTTCCAGATCAAGCATCTGGCCGATACGCACGGCCTGATCGCGCTGTCCGCGAATTTCAACCTGTACGGCGACTTGAGCAGCAGGATGATGAATGTGATTGGCCAGTTCTCTCCGCTCCAGGAAATTTACTCGATCGATGAGTCGTTTCTTGATCTGACCGGCATACCGGGTACAGGCCGTGAGATCGGCAGCGAGATCCGCCGGCGCGTGCGTCAGTGGGTCGGGATCCCGACATGCGTGGGCATCGGGCCGACGAAGACGCTGGCCAAGCTCGCCAACCACTTGGCCAAGAAGATGCAGCGCCTACAAGGCGTGTGCGATTTGTCCGGCCTGCCCACGGCTGATCTAATGCGTGCCATCCGCCATGTGCCGATTGACGAGGTATGGGGAGTGGGCAGGAAGCTGGCGCCCAAGCTGCAGGCATTGAACATCCATACCGCCGCTGACCTGGCTCAAGCCGACTGGCGCGTGATTCGGGACAGATTTTCGATTGTCGTGGCAAAGACCGCCAGAGAGCTATTTGGCGAGAGCTGCCTTGAATGGGAAGAATTGCCGGCAGACAAACAACAAATCATGTGCTCACGCTCATTCGGCAGGCCTGTTCTGGAACTGCAGGACCTTGAGCAGGCGATCAGCACGTTCACCAGTCGCGCCGCTGAAAAGCTGCGGCGCCAGGAAGGCGTGACAAAATCGATCCTTGTGTTTATCCGCACCAGCTATTTTCGCAATGACCCCCAATACTCCGGAGGCACGGTGGCGCGCCTGCTGACACCGACGGATAGCACGGCCAGCCTGGTACAAGCTGCGCTGCAGGGCCTACATCAAATCTATCGCGAAGGCTTCAAATACTCAAAGGCCGGGGTTTGCCTACTGGATCTCGCCACCCAACAACAAGCGAGCGCGCAGCGCAGCTTATTTTCCTCCGACCCAGTGTCCGAAACACCCGATAGGTCCGCGCTGATGTCTGTGCTGGATGGCCTCAACCAACGGTACGGCCGCAGCACCATTGCGGCGGCCAGTTCGTTCGCGCCAGACGATGCCGTGTGGAAAATGAAGCAGGAGCGCATTACACCGGCCTATACGACGGACTGGACCCAGATTATTGACGTCTGGAAATAGCTGGCCTACTGTCAAGCTCAGACCCATACCTCAGGAGCGTGTCATGTGTGGACGTTTCAGCCAGCGGGAAACTGCGGAAATTTATGCGGCAAAAGCGGGTTGGAAGCCGAAGAGCACGGACGTAGGGGATGGGCTTAAATACAACGTACCGCCAGGCACGCGCCCCATGGTAATTCACCAGCTCGGGGACGGTTCCGATCAGATCGACCGGCTTTTCTGGGGCTACAAACCGGAATGGTACAAAAGGGCGCCGGTCATCAATGCCCGCCTGGACACCATCCTGAAAAAGTCGCCGATGTGGCGGGGCCTGCTCGGCCGGCGCGTGCTCGTTCCTGCGGATGGCTGGTTCGAGTGGACTGGAGAGGTCGGCGACAAGCAGCCATGGTTCATTTATAGCAAAGATGGCGCCCCGCTCTATATGGCAGCAATCACGGCTTGGCAGCCTGGAAAAGCAGACGATGTTGAGCACGGCTTTGCCATCGTGACTGATGCATCAGCAGGCGGCATGGTCGATATTCACGACCGCAGACCTGTGGTACTAACGCCCGAAGCGGCCCGCGAGTGGGCATCTCCTGAAACCGATATTGAGTCAGCACTGGAACTGCTAAGCACAGCGCGACCAGAATCCGCATTCAAGTGGCACCCAGTTACCCGTCAGATGAGCAATGTGAAGTACCAGGCTCCAAACACAAATCATCCTACAGCCATATAAGCATTCTTCCCACACATTGCATTACATCCGTAACTTTTTGAGCGTTTTAAAAGCTCACCTGAGCGTAAAGTCAGAAAGAACTATTAGCAATGAGAATTATTTTGTAGTTCCAGGCTCGTTAGAGCTCAGCTGTTACCTGTATCAACCTTTACCAAAGGAGCAATATATGGGAAAGCTAGACCACGGCACGATGTGTATCATGTGCCAAACATTGCCACTTTCCAAGCCCCACACAGCGGGCCATCCCAACATGACACCACTTACCCCAAAAGAGGACTTTGGCGAATTTGGTGTGCAGCGCCTTTATAGATGCTCAGTCTGCCACACACACTGGCTTTATCAGCAGGATAAGTGGCAAGCATGCTTAGGATTCAAGTTATGGTCAGGTACATTGAACACCTTTCTTTCGCAAGACAATCGGCCTACACCTCTACCTCAAGTGGCGATTAAAGGCAATCCTACAACTGGGCCAGCGCGCCTTAACTAAGTCGTCGCAGACTGCTGTAGGTTGTCGACAAAACACCTCTCCCACAAGCCGTTCCGCTTTAAGCACCACAATGCCGTGAATCAGATATGGGAGAGGGTCAAAGCTATGCGTCTGCATTACAACTGCCGAAATTACTTACCCCCGCCTTGCATGAATAACTTTGCATAGCTCTGCAATGCCATCAGATTGCCCCGGTAGCTGTCAGCGACTCCTGCCAACTCTGTATATCGTGCTGCGCACATTCCGACCACGTTGCGCAGTTCGGCGGCAATTCTGGCGTTTTCATCCAGCGCGCGTCCGGCTCGGGCTGCTTGGACGGCTGCACGATCATTGGCGGCTGTGAGCTTGCCGCGCAGCCCGTCAGAATCAGCGCGGGCAGAAACAGCAGCACCAGCCGCCGCATCGACCCGCTTCTGGTATTCGGCACGAACATCCTCCACCTCCTTTTGTTTCTGTTGCTCGATCTGCCGTGCCCTGCTCTCTGCATGCGCGACAGCAGTCATGTATTCGGCCTGGGCTTTGTCGTAGCCCTTCTTGTGCTGGGCTGAGCCGTACATCTGCAGACCAATAAACAGGGCTGCAAGAACAACAGCCCCCGTTATTGCAGATCGGATAGACATATCTTCCTCTCTGCCTCGCGCCGCAATTCCAACCCGCGCAGTTTCTTGCTGCCGGCATACACCCACAGCGGCAACTGGTTGCAGGCACCAACAAGATCACCCGCCCTCAGCTTGCGAAGCAGTGTTGATCTGTCATAAGCGCCTGCCCCCACGTTGTAGACGAAGCTGGCCAGCGCCACACGAACTCCATCTGGCAAAGACTGCGGCACAGAGCGGTCTACCACTGCCAAGGCCTTGCGCACCTCCTGCTCGGTCAGGGCGTCGCACCGCTCCGGCGTAGCCACATCCCCCATCTTCACGCCATGGGTAAATCCGTCGCAGATAGTCGGGATGCCCACAGGGTCCACATAAGCGACCAGCGAGCGCCCCTCCCAGGCGGCGACCAAACCAATGGCCGCTGCAATTACTCCCGCACCGATCTTAGTTTTCAGATCCACTCTTCCACTCCTTGAAACGTGCCCAGCCACGCTGCAGGCCACCAACCAATCGCGCAGCCGACCGCAGGAAGTCTGGTAGCTTGATCACGATCAGAATCAGCACATAGGCCGCCCACAGCAGCAACACGAACTCTTGCAGCGTCCACTTGTAGATCAGTAATGCTGAGCCGGTTGTAATCGGCAGATGCGCCCCATCGTTGTGCAGCATTGTTTTCTTCCCCTTGATAACGGTCGGCATGGCTGTCTCCCGTGAAGCGCTGCAAAAGCAGCAGACGTAAAAAAAGCCGCTTAGGCGGCTGGGTACTCCCACACGATTTGATCGACTACCGCTTTATCCGGCGCCAGCTGGACCTGCTCGGCCAGCGCCGCGTTGTGCTGCATCAGCGCCAGAATCCTGGCCTTTGCTTCGCGGCCCACCTGCTGGATCTGCTCGGCGGTGTGCGGGCGCATGGCCCACTCCCCAGCGGAGTCCGCGCACCAGAACGGCGTTACCCAGTCTTCTGGCAGGCCGGCCAGCAGCGAATCGGTCACGCTGCCCGCCAGGTTCAACTGGTCTGTCTCTTTGCTCGGGTAAAAATGCAGTTCGCCCAAGGCGTCCGATTCGAATCCGGCGGTGATCGCTGAACGGCAGGCAGCTGACAAAGCGGCGACTTTCGCGTCTTTGTACGCCTGCAGCTGCGCAGCGGCTGTGACGAGTTTGCTGGTATCAATGCTGATCTGCATTCAGTTCCTCCGGGTATTCAGGTTCAGGGACCGGCTCTGGCTCGGGTGGGAATTGCGGCGGTAGTGGAATGGGGCCGTCTTCGGTAACGAGGATAGGCTCCGGGAAGCACGCTGCAGGGTCTGTTTGACCTGCTGAGATGTGGAAAATAAGACCGCCGATTAACAAGCCCGTTGTGTTGCGCTCAATTGCTGCGCTTTCCAGTAACGGGTGGTCGATGGCACCGGCCGGCAGCGAGTCACCTGGCTGCATAAACGATAAGTCCAGAGCATCCCCGTTTATAGTGATGGTCGCCCCTTTCCGCTCAACCACCAGCGGGATCACTTCTCCGCAAGGAATCTGCGGGCTTAGTTTCAAAGTGATAATCATGCTTTCCACCTCCCGATAGCAACGGCCCGCATAGCAAACCTCTCATTCCATCTAATGGGGCTGTTGATTTTCAATCCAACACCAGACCCTGAGCGTGACGGCCCTGTTGACGCCCAAAGTATGTTATTTGTCCCGGTTGTGTCAGCGTGAACAACATAAGGGGTTGAGGATACAAACGTCATCGGGAATGTCCAGTATGTTTCCACCCCCGTATACATACCACCAGCTTGTACATCAACCCAGTTAGATGTCAAAGTTGGAGACCAACACATCTGGGTGCCATCCGCAAACCGCACCCACGTCCCATTTGCGTTTGAACCTGTGGCTATGACAGACCCAGCAGTCACATCGCCTACGATGTTTTTGTCATGGACCAGTTTGCAGGCGGGCCGGTATTCTTTCTTGCCTGAGATTCCACCGTTCAGAAAGAAGTCGTCCGTATACGGAATGGTGGACAACCGCAAACCAGCGTTCTGGCTACTGCCGTATGGCATATCCAAAAAGAACTGGCCGCCACCCCAAGCGGGAACAGGGCTCGACTGGTAATACCATCCGAACGGATTAACGCCATCCCGCCCATTAGGCGGTGCTACTGTGCCACCACCAAGGCCGTAATCATTAACGGCCAAAGAAGTCTTCCACGTCCCCCATACTGACCCTACCCGACCACGGTAGAACATAACCCCAGAGCTACCATTAATTAGAATCTGAGCACCGGTCGTTCCTATCTGACGATGAATCAATAGGCCGCTTCCAAAGCCTGGAGGCAAGTCTGCTACGGCGTAATTTGCCCAGTACAGCCCAGACGGAACACCATCATCGTTCAGAGAGGCCGAGGGGAACTTATCATAGCTGCTGCCCGCACTGCTGCTACCTAGACCAAACGCCCGACCCACAGTAAGGATTTTGCCGTTCGTCGCGTCATTCGGAGAAGCTTGCAAATCAGCTGCTTTCAATACCGAGGCGTACTCGTTCTGTAACAATGATATGAGCTCGGATAGTCTGTCTGCTGCTGCCTTGGTGTGCCCCTGAATCGGCGGCAGGGTGTATTTTTGACCTGTCGCTGTCGGGCCTCGATACGGTCGAGTGAGAGTCAGAGATGTATTCGACGCAATATTCAGCACCTCATACAACTGACCGTCCGGCCCTGCAAACCCAACGCCCGCGATTGTCTCAGAGAGCCACAGCGTACCTACTCCTGTCACCACAGCGCTGTTATTGGTGACGTTGACAGTCCCCCTATCAACCCAAGCCATGTTCGCCCTCCTGCCCGTGCGGCTGCTCTTGCTCGGGCCGGGGTTGAACGCCGGCCGCAAGAATGTCGATCAGGCTACGAATCATGCCGCCAGCCAACTCTGGCGTGAGGCGATTACCCATGTTGTTCTCGAAAACCTGCGCGATGGATTTGTGAATATTCATTGAACACCCATAAAAAAAAGCCGCTTCTTAAGCGGCTGGATATTTCTCTTTGACGGCCCGGCATTGAGCCACCCATTTATCAACATCTGGCGGTAGCTGCTGGCCTTGCTCCTGCAAATGCCGGGCCAGCTTGTAGACCGCATCGAGCTGATCCCCGATATCCGGATACTCCCGTTGCCGGCGTTCTGCGTGGTTATTCGGCTGGTGGTGGATTTTCAATGGTGTAACTCCCATCCAAATACGGCCAGCGCGTGACCGTGATTTCGTACGTTCCGGAGAACTGAAACGACAGCTCCACGTCCCCACCCTCTGCGCACTCGTACTGCTGGCCCTCGATGGTAATGGTGCTGCCTGGGCGAACCCCGCGCAGCACCAAGCCCTCTGCCACGACCGGGCAGGCCGGACGTTGACGCGCTTGGCCACCGTAAAACCACCAGGAGTCGTCCAACGCTCCCGGCGCATGGTCGCCTTCCCAACGCGCCAGAAATGGCGCAATCACAAGATCTGGCGGCCCTTGGAGCGTCTGTATAAATCTTCCGTCTCGAAACAAAGAAACTGCGTTTTTCAAGGCTCACCTCATGAATGCTTCAATACGAATAGATGCCGGCGACAGGTTGTTGGCGAACTCCCTACCAATCGAATACTGCTTTAATGAAAACTGAGCCCAGCCAGCAGGAACCGATCCCTTGTAAATCCCAACGCCCGGCGCACACATCGAACCCTCATGATCGGAAGCCGATGTAAATGCATGCACATCGTATCCGCCCGTGTCGTATCGGATCTGGTGCTGACGAGCTCCCCAGAAGCCAGGCCCTGACGCACTCACGCCTTCAACGACCGCAGTGACCACCACGTCCGCGGCAAATGGCAAACTGATGCCCACAGTCAGGTTGCGCGGCGAGGTGTTATTTGGCGTTGCCACACCCCAGCCGACAGTGGCATAGGCAGTCACAGATACCGAATTTCCCGCAAGCCGCAGCGTATCGACTGCGGCATGAACAATGTGTGCGCTTTGAATCTGAGCATCTCTGATTTTGGCGCTGGTAATTGCGGCATTTGCTATCTGCGCCTCACCGATAGCAGCGTCCTGGATCTTGGCACGCGAGATAGCCGCATTCGCAATCTTGGCTTCCGTGATCGATGCAAAGCCAATCAATGCCGCATTCAGGATGCTGGCCCCACCCTGCACCGAAAACACCGTAACTGGATCACCATTGGTCGCGTGCATGACAGCAAAGCGGTCAGCCAGCACAGCGAACGTGGACTGCATCACGCCCGACTCATTGGTCAGATCCAGCCCAACACCCGACACGTACCGCACGCCGTTTGCATTGGCCTGCAGCTTGATGCCCCAGGATGCGGTGATTTTGCCGTCCAGCTCGACCAGAGACCGCATGATCTCCTCAACGGTGGCAGAGTCCTGTCCAATCGCAGCCGTCAGGGTAGTGATCGACTCTGCCAGGGCACGGTTCTCGTCAGCCTGCACGTTCTTGAACTCGGACAGCGCCGCCTGGGTTTGCCATTGGTTAAGGACACGCTCAAGCTCAGCATTCTCATCAGGTGCCTGGCGTTTGATGTCAGCGGACAGAATCAGCTGATTGCTGGCCATTGCATCTTGCCGGCCCTCAACATCTGTGACGCGTGATTTGGTATCGTTCAGCGCACCAGCTGTAGCGGCTACCCCAGTGCTGGGGTCATTGACCGTATTCTGCAGGGCAGTGACGGCCCGACCCTGGCTGTCTAACCCGCCCTCAGCCTGCTCCACCCGAGTGGTCAGCGCGTTGACCGCCGACGCATCGGCCTTTTGATTTGCCGTCGCCTGTGCGGCGTCAGCGGCGGCCTTCGCGGCAACCGCAGCCGATGCTGCGTCCGATGCGGCTTTATCGGTCACCGCCACCCACGCCGAGCCATTCCAGCGCTTAGGCGTATTCGCATTGCCCGCGGTATCGATCCACAGGTTTTGAGCCAGGCGCTTAGCGGCGGGCGGGGCCGTGCTGCCGAAAATCACTTCGCCCTTAGCGCCAGCCGCATCCGCTGCGGCGGCGGCAGCTTGCTGAGCAGCGACCGCCTTGGCGTCGGCAGTCGTGACGCTCGTGCCCAACTGCGTGATACTGCTGGCTTGGCTATCCAGGCGACCCTCTGTCGCTGTAACCCGCGTCGTCAGGGACTGGACCGCTGTGGCCAGACCGCGCTGAGCCTGATCCAGCCCATCGACCCGACTGGACAGCGCGGTTGTGGACTCAGATAGCGACTGCAGCCCATCCTGCAGTTGGCCAACCTGGGTCCGCATGGACTGCACTGCAGAGCCCAGGGCACCCAGGCCTGTCTCAGGATTGTTGACCTGGCCAACAACCGTATTGGTCTGCTCGGCGTTTGCCTGGATCAGGCCCTCGGCATTTTCCACGCGGGTTATCGTCTCTTGCGACTGAATCGCCAAGGCGGCCAGGCCATCCGTGATTGAGGCGTAATCCCCGATCAGCTCCCAGTGCGCGGTGCTAGTAATGGGCGTGCCGGCAGGTACAGCAATCTTGGCTCGATACATCTTGCCGTCGGCAAACACCACCGTACCCACGGCATAGGCGTCGCCGACATTCCACTCGCCAGCGCTAAGCAGCTCCTCAACCTGACTGTTGACCTCATCAACCCGCTGATTTAACTCGCCCAGTTCAAGCGTCAGATCTCCGACCGCATCCTTGATGCTCGGGATCTCGCGGATATTGCCCATCAGCAAGTCACCCATCCCGCCAGCCACGATCTCCTCAGTGATCAGTTTGTTGTAATCGCTGGCCACCTGACTGGGGACGCCACGCACGCCGGGTGCAGACTCCGCTGGGTACCACGGACCCTGCGTACCATTCTTGTCGATCAACCGCGCCCAAAAATAATGCTGCGTGGTGATCGCCAGGCCTGTCTGCTCGAACGAGTCCGAGGGATACGCGAAACTTCCAGCCGGCAACGAATCAGCAAACTCCTGCGTAGGGCTATAGCGGATCTCGGTACGCTCGATGATGTTAGGGCCAACAGGAAAGCCCCAGCTCAGTCGGATACCCCACGGGATTGAGGCGGTGATCAAATGGGTGACAGGCTGCGGGGCCGATACCTCACCATTCAGTTGCGTCAGCGCGGACGTGGCCCACAGGCTGGATACATCCAGCACGTTGATGGCGCGCACACGCGCAACGTAGCCGCCGGCGTAGATGTTGGGCACCTCCACACTGGTCGAGCCGGTGCGGGACATGCTTACCCATTCCGAGTTATCCCGGCGCCATTGCACCTCGTAGGCTACGGCATTGGCGGCCGCATCCCACGAAATGACCGCATTGTGCCGGGCCTGGCCCTGAGCCAGAACGTGGTACGAGGTGATCACTACATTGGCCGGCAGGTTCTGCACCGGTGGCGGGACCACGCTGATGGGCGGCGCCTCAACTCGGGTTTCGTAGTCGATTGCTGCATGTTTGCCGTCCACATACTGCAGTGCGGTGATGGTGTGCTGCAGGCCGGCACCCTCGCTCACAGTCAGGACGCGGTATTTTTGCGTAGCCAGATCCGGCGCACTGATCGACCAAGCGGCCTCACTTTGCGGCGCCTGGCTGAACGGCGTAGCCACAGGAATCACCTGCAGTTCGGCGCCCTGCCCCACACTGGCTGCCACGACACGCGTCTGCGAAACGCCGCTGGGCAGCACCACGGTCAGGCGATCGCCGGCGGACACGCGCGCGGGCGCATCCAACGTCACGGCATTGACGGTGGCCGACTGGATCAGCCCGCCGATCCGGCGGCCGGCCAGATGAGCATCCGCCACCTCGATCACCTGCCCAGGCTGGGCGAGCGTGCCCGACAGGCCTACAGCAAACGTCACGCTTTCGGTTTCCATGCGGGACGTAAACAGCGCACTGCGCCCCAGGCGCTGCGCCTGGCCCTGGGAGGTGCAGCCAAAAGCCGTCAGCTCGACCTGGCGCACGCCGTAACGAGCGATACCCTCGGGGTCCTCAACCACCTCCACCTTGGCCCGGCCCATGTCCGTCTCGTCGTTCCAGGACACAAGAGCGACGGTGTAGCGGGTTTTCAGGCCTGAGCCAGTGTAATTAAACTGCCCATCCACTACGTTGGCGTTCGAGTAGGTATAGACGGCATCGCGAGGCATATCGGCTACGGCCAGCACCGAACCATGGGCGTAGTAGGCCATCCCTCGAAACACGGACGCCAGATCCTGCAACACCTTCCAGGCCTCGGCCTTGTCCTGCAGGTACACGTTGCACGAAAAGCGCGGCTCGGTGCCACCTTTGCCATCTGGAACCAGCTCATCACAATACCGGGCAATCTGATAAAGCGCCCAACGGTCAACCCAGCCGGCGGGCAGCAGGCGGCCCAAGCCATCACAGGCATTCGTGGCCAGATCGTAAAACACCCAGGCAGGGTTATCCGTCCAGGACATTTTGAACGTACCGTCCCAGGTCCCCGCGTAGGAGCGCGTCCACGCATCGTAATTGCGGGGCACGCGCACCACGCGCAGGTACAGGTGATACGCACGCGTCGGGATCGACTGAAACTGCTTGGCGTTGACCCGAATCCCCACGCACGCCGACATCGGCCGGCGCAGCTTGGCATCGGTCACCTCGGTGATGGAGTCCACATAGGTGACATCGCTGATGGTCGAATTACTGCTGTTGGATGTCAGTCGGCGCACGCGTAAGGACCAACCGGTGCTTGCTCGCGGCAGGTCAATCCGGTGCGAGCGAGAGTATTGCTGCGTGGTTTTGCCGTCGAAAGCGCCACGCAGCACCTCGGCAAAGGCGGAGCCGTCAGTGGACAGCTCAATCACATACTCGACGCGGTAGCCGGTTATATCGCCGGTCTCGGTCGATTGCTGCTTCAGGCCGCGCACGGACAGACCCACGCGTACACCGGAGATGTGCACGTTCTGGATGGCGCGCGTGAACGGCTGGTCCGAGCGCAGCTCGACGTTCACAGCAGTAGAGGACTCAGCAGCGGGGAAGCCTGGAATATAGCGCTGGTCCTGCGTGCCAGCACGAAACTCCAGCTGCACGTCTTGAAAATTCAGCGATCCGTCTTCGTTTTGTATGGGCGTGTTGTCCAGGTAGACCGAGCGCAACGGATTGTTCTGATCCACAAAACCATGAATGGGCCCGGCGCTAACCAGATCAATCACAGACGCATAGGCGATGGAATGCAGATTGTCCTGGTCCTCGGTAGGCGTACGCGTGGACCCGCCACCGCCCTTCCCGCCCTTGTACCCTTGAATGCTGTAGCCACCAGATACAGAAACGGCGCCCTCTGGCGCCGCAATGTTGTAGTCGAGAAGCCGCATTACATCTGATCCTCTGAGTAAATTCCTGCCGACACCACGGCGCTACCAACGATTTTTTTGCCGTAGCCGAGCGGCACGGGGTTGCCCTGGGCGGTCGTATTCACTGGGCCGTTGAAGTTGTAGCTCGCGCCGTTCTCAGGTCGGTCGGCCGTGCTCAGGCCCTGCTGAGTGGGGGCCATCATCTGGAACACGCCACCGATTGCCATGCCGGCACCTGCAGCCAAGACGCCCATTGCTATAGCAGTTGACCAGCCTAACGGGTTCCACCAGGCCACGGCCACCAGCGCCACTCCAAGGACGGTCTGGAACAACCCACCACGCTTAGCACCACGAATAACCGGTGCAATCCTAATCTCGTCCTGACCAGCGGGCGCGTGCAGGGATTCCTCGTTGATATTGGTCTTAGCCAAGAAGCACGCGTAGGACACGCCCCGGTCGCCCGAGGTCATCATTTCCCGCTCAAACCCGGGAAACAGCACACACAGCGCACGGATAGCCTCCGCTACCGAGTTCACGGCCAGACGGTGTACGCGCCCGAAGCGAGCGCCTAACTTCCCGTACAAGCGCACAGTGCGCAGCTCGTCATCAATATCAGTAGCGACAATCACAGGAGCTCCTTGTGTCGAATGATTTTGCGAGTGATTTGGGACCAGTACCCACCGTACGGAATGCGCTCGGACAGGTACCCATAGGCGTGGTGCAGCATGGCGTCGGGCACCGGGTGGGCGTGGGGCGCCTCAGCCAGCGGAACATCGCCCAGAAAGACAGCCGCATGGTTCACGCGATCGCTGCGCAACTGCATCAGAATCACATCGCCCGCCCGCGGCCCATCGTCCACCTCAACAAAGCCCGCTGCGGCGAAGTTATCCAGGTACAGCTCTTGTTCTCCCTCCCACCAACCGTCCTCACGCTCGAAATCCGGCAGTTCAATGCCACGCTCGCGCCGGTAGTAGTCCTGCACCAGGGTGTAGCAGTCCAGTACGCCGTGGTAGAACTGGCGGCCAATCAGCGGCGCCTGGTAACTCTCTGGACAGAACGATTCGATATCGGCCACCTGTGGTGCGGCCTCCCCAGGCATGACCGACACAATCAGCCACTCCAGCGGTTTAACATGCTCAGCCATGGCTTCGCACGCGACCCGGTCCGCCTGACTGGGGGTGGCAGGCATATTCGGATGGGAGTGCACGAATGCGATGACGTCGCCCAGTTGCTCAGCGGCTGCCCAATCTTCCGGACGCGTGGCGAAATAGTCTTCCGGCTTTGCTGCCGCATTCACACCCGGCATATACATCTCGCGCCGGCCGGTAGCCACTACAAAGCCGACGGCCTCGCGCGGATATTCAGCCAGAGCGTGAGCCTTGATCGCATCAATGGTTTTTTTCTGCATACGTCACCCATAAAAAAACCGCCCAAAGGCGGCTATCTGAGTCGGTCTGCGGCAGGTTCACCGCCAAAGTTAATTTCTGCCTCCGTCGGAGCACAGCCCTGCTGGGCAGCGAAGCGAATCTGGCAGCTACGCACAAAGCCGGGGCACCGATCAAGGGCAGGATCACTGACCGAGTTGTCGTTCTTATCGAACATTGCAGACCCTGTGTAACCGCAGTACGGCCCTCGGTATCCGCCTATTCGGGTCCAAGCGCACTGTGTTGTGATCTGACGAGCAGGCAACTGCTGGCCCTGGAAGTCCAAGGGGCTGGACAGCTCAAACTCCACAATCTCCGCATTGCTAGAAATGCGCTGCTCGATCAGCCAGACCTCTTCTGGAAAGGCCTGAGTCGGGTCGGCTGTTGGATTACCACCGTCGAAGTTAGCCGCGTCCAGATACTTGGCCAGGGTGCGGCGCCGGATGAACCGCGCGCCGACCATATCGCCGTACATGCGGCACATCGCCGAGATCACGCCAGGGATGCGCTGGCCTTGGGGGTCCAGACCGATATTGCCCACGCGCACCGTCGGCGCAGGCTGGCGACCCTCGCCTACACGCTGAAATCCTGTTGCCTCAATGGCCCATGGCTCGTAACGTTTGCCCTGCCACCAGATCGGCTCGTCCTGCGGGTAACCATGAAAGCGTAAGGTGCCCGCCCCTATATCTTGGGCATCCAGCTCGAAGACCTGGACAATCGCGCCGGGCTCGAGTTTTTGAATTTCGCTGTTGATCGTCATGGCCGAAATCCTCGCTCAAACGTGGCCGACAGTCGCCAGGCCTGGCCGCCCCCATGGGGCCGGGAATAAGCCTTGCACTTGACCACAATGGCCGTGCTCTGCCCTGGCGGAGTCCAGAGAAAGGAGCGCCAGCCGCCATGGCTGTCCAAAAAGTCCTTGATCGCGTCGATACGCTCCTGCCTACCCATGAACGTCAGAGGCCAGGTCGACTCACGGGTATTAAGTCCATCTCCGGCATTCTGTTCATAGCCGTCACCAAACTTTGCAGACAACACACGGAACTGCACCTCCTCGGAGAGGTTCTGCTGCTCCGGGGCCCAAGCGAATGTTTCCATCATCGTGAGTACCCATTTTGTTGATTCCACAGCAAACCACCCTGGCGCATCTCGCGCACAAGAGCCTGCTGGACATAGCCGCCTACCGCCTCAGCCAATTGCCGCCCCTGTTGTGCGCCAGCCCCGTCAACCTGGGTCTGAGCGGTGCCGTCGTTGGCGATATTGACCTCGACGTTGATCTGGATCGGCTGGCCGCCGCCCCCGGCACCAGCGGGCACCGTATTGGCTTTCTTGAGATAGGAGGTCAGATCAGTGTTCTGACGCGGGCTTAGGACTCGCTCACCCTTGTCCAGCAGCCAGGTACCCTCACGCGGGATCTGATCGATACCGCTGTGAGCCATGCCGGTTAAAGATGTTGCAGCCATTACGCCAACAGACGCATAGCCCAATCCGCGAATCCACGGAGCCAATACTTCACCTCCTGGCGTAGCAAGTGCCCGTGTGTAAGCAAGTTCAGTATTAACAATTGCTTGGGCGATGCTTGCGGCTTTACTCGCTATAAACATGGCCTTGTAGATTGCTGAACCCTCCATGCCAAGGCCTTTTAGCATCTCTGCAGCATCACCCGTAACTGAGGCAAAGTTCGCCAATGTAGCCGAGCGCCAAGCATCGGACAGATTTCTCTGCTGCTCATTGTGTTGCTGACTAATGCTTAGAACTGCATCCGCATACGCCTGCTCATTAATTTGCTTTGTGCTCAAGTACTCTTGATGCTTTTGTATTTCCTCTGCTCTCCACTGATCAAGCTCAGCTCGGGCCTGCGCGACTCGAATCAACTCACCAGATGCACCGCCGACGTTGGCATCCACCCCATCGAACTTCGGCGCAACACTAATACTGCCAGTGACCAGCTTATTCAGCGAAGCCTGATATTGCTCGGTACTTAAGTTTGCTTCGCGTAAGACTTTTATCCGCTCTTTAAATTGATCATTGGTTCGCTCTTCTTCCGTACGAAGATCCAGCATCAAGGACTTATAAGCCTCCTGGGCAGCTTTCGTTTTTTCAAAGGCCTCTTTAGTCGCCAACAAAGAGTCAGCCATTTTTAGCTGCTCTGGTGTCGCACCAGCGACGCGCAACTGATAGCGCTGCATCTCGCTCTCGGACATACCAAGAACAGCCACTTGATCGCGAAGTGTTTGCAGCAGACGGGCGGACTCCTTAGCTGCGTTTGCGCCACCTTTGGTGCCATCGCTAGGATTGGTGTTGGCATAGATATTCTTGATCTGTGCTTCTGCTTCCTTGCTAACAGCAATCGCAGCCTCGGCCTGAGAAAAGCCTTGCAGCATATTCTGCACAATACCGCTTGCCACATCACCCGATACCTCTCCACGCGCGAAGGCATTTGTTGCAGCGATAAGAGCCTGAGTCTTAATCGCCAGCAGCTCAACCTTCTGCCGCTCAATGTCTAAGGCTCGGATATTATTCTGAGCCGCTTCAATGGCCTTCTTGTCCTTATCATCAATAGCAGACTGAAGTTTTTTGAACGCATCAGTCTGAGCCGTGACGATGCCGGCCATTTCCTGCTGAAGTGAGTTCGCGCCAGCCTGAGCTGCTTCAAAAGCCCCTAACTGCTTGGCGTTCATGCCTATTACGTCACGCGCATCAGTCAGCTTCTTCAGGTATTCATCCCACTTCTCTATCCCGAGCGCATCGTTGAGGCTATTCAAGCCACTCGCGCTTCCCTGCGCTGCAGTTCGAATCTCTTCATGCTTTTTGGCCAGGCGATCTGCCACTGTCCCGTGTTTTTCTGCTCGATCATTGGCTTTCGCGAGGATGGAGGCCAGCTCATACCATCTATCAATTTTGGACTTATCTACAACTCCGGCCTCGGCGGCTTTACGCAGCGCAGGCTCCAGGCTTTCACCGGCTTCATGCAGGCTCTCCAGCTCCCTGCGGAACTCGCGCCATTGCCCATGACTCCATGCCGATCCAAACTCGTTAACGCCTCTTGTTGTCGAACTCTGTAAGCGCTTCCAGGCATCGGTAGCCTCATCTGCTGCCTCGGCTTGTTTCTTAAGCTGTTCGTTAATCACTAACTGCCTAGATGCCGCATCAAGCGCCTGAAACTTCTTCACGGTTTCATCTAAAGGCTCTCCAATATCAATGAGGCTTTCTTTGGCTTCGTCTGTGCTTTTTGAGAATGCCAGCCATGCCGTCGCAGCTAAACCAGTTGCAAGGGTTATGGCTCCGATTGGACCGCCAACCAAGCCGAGCATAGAGGTCCCTAACGCTCTATTGGCAGTCGCAACTGACGTAGACGCTGCTGCAAGATTCCTTTCTGCATTTGCCAAAAGGGACGTGGCCACCAATTTTTCTTTTTCACTGACTGCGGCAGCCAGGGTTGCTCTAGCCTGCTCTACACGGGCTGCTGCTACGGAACGGGCTGCAAGGGCAGCAGCTCGGTCTGCATTAGCACCAGCAATTTTTGCTACTGTTAGCTTGCCCGTCTCTATTCGAGCCAGGCCTATTTTAACGGAGTACGCAGCTAAAGCAGCCCCGCCTACCACCAAGCCGGCATTCAAAACACCACTTAAGTTTTCACCCAAAAGCCCCAGCCCTGACGCTAATGCGGCAGTGGCACCACTGGCCTCATTTTGCCAGCCAATGTACTCCCCAAAGGCAGTATTCAAGTTCGTGAGAGCATCTCGCACCGTAGTAGGCATACCCTCAACCTGCTTGATGACAGGCTCATACGCTGACACTAATGCTTTGGCCATCATTTCGGCGGAGATCTTTCCTTCAACGCCCATTTGACGGATTTCCGCAGCTGTTTTTCCTGAGCTTTTAGCCAAATGCTCAACAATTGTGTCCGCTGTACTGTAGATCGTCATCCACGCTTGAGCGTCCACTCGACCTCGCTGGAAGGATTTGGCCAACGCTTCCATAGCTGCCGCACCGCGCTCGGCATTAGCCCCGTTTACCACCAGCAGACCTGAGAACGCATCTACGGCGTCGATGCTCTGGTCCAGGCTCAGCCCCATTTCACGCAGCACAGGCGAAAGCTGAATGAAAGCCTCACGCGTCTCATTGATAGCGCGAAAAGTCAGTTGCGCAGACTGCGCCATCCGTTGCTGAGCGTGGTTGTATTCGTCAGCCGTCTCTGTCGCCATGCGCATGCGGCTGGCGTACTGGCCCCAGTTGTCTGCAGCGTCAATCACATGCATCGCTGAGAAACCGGCTAGCGCTGCCTTCAGCACACGATTGATCGTGGCTGCCGAAGCTGCGGCCTGACGCTCAGTGTTAGCCAGCTCTTTATTTAGGCCATCTACGCTTGGTATTGCGGCTCGTGCGGCGCCACCAACTCCAACCATCCCGCTACTGACCCGACGAGACGATCCGACGACACGGATGCCCGCGGCCTCCATCGCGCCCAAAGCCTGCTCCAAATCTTTGGCTTTCTGCTCAGCGGATCGGCTGTCAATGGTGATAGCTAAGCGAGATTCTTGCGCCATTCAAATTCTCCAGACGAAAAAAAACCCGCCTAAGCGGGTTGAGTAAGCTCGTCTTAACGGCTAACTCATACTATTTTTACAATAAGGTGAGGCTTCAATAAGATTCTCGTCTGACACAAAGACAACAACTTTGGCGCCAGTGTATCCAGAGTCTCCCAACAATTTATCGCCTGAACGCTTTAGCTCATAAATTGCGCCATCCTGAAAGTGCAGGCGCCCATTCGAATACTTAGTACTGCCAAGAGCGTTTTTTTCCAAAAATGACCAACAAGATACCCCCCTTCCATCCGCATTGATTTGAATCGTCATCAGGTATGGCCCGGCAGTGCCCGTCCACGTTCCAACAATATCGGAGCTAGGAGCAGCAGGGGCTACTTCCGCATATCGATTATTCAACATATCATCCAGCGGTGAAGCGCATCCTGACAAAACTGCAATTACCGCCAGCACACCAAAAATTCTCATCCCCACCTCCACAAAGTCAATGCGGAGATCATAGCCAATCCCTCAACTGAGGCCAAAGCACTGTTTTTTCCGCCAGTTCCGAAATGGTCGACATCAATGCTATGGTCAAATGCAACAAGTCGATACAGGCGGGGGCTACGTGGCATTCCGATTTAGAAAAAGCGTCAAGATAGCGCCAGGAATACGTCTCAACTTCAGCAAATCCGGAGTTAGCACATCCATCGGAAGGCGCGGCGCCACCGTAAACCTCAGCAAACGCGGCACTCGCGTCACAGCCGGAATACCAGGTACTGGTATCTCTGCCTCAAAGCTCTACCGACGACCAGCCAAAAGCGCCCCGCCAGCCTCTGCTACCAAGGCAGAATGGGCCACTGCCATGTTCATTGGATTTCTGCTTTCGGGCGGCATTGCTTATGCCTTTAGCGGCCTAAGGACTCCGATGGCCATTGTCAGTATCGCGTGCCTGACAATTTTCATACTCTTGATACGAAAACCTAGGGAGCGAGAAACCATCGAAGCCCGGGTTATGGCAGCTGCGGTCTCCAGCCCGCCACCCTCAACTAGCACATGGCAACAACGAGCTGCTGCAGTCGGTGCATTGGCGGACCCTAGCCAGGCCGCCCCAACTCGCTCAACCAATAATCCACACCACCTGCTTCTATCTTCTCCGGCGTCACAAATAGACTATTTAGCTCTCGCTGCAGTTGCTCGCAGGCAAGCTGCCGAAGCAGAAAAGCAAGGGGATTTTGACGCGGCTTGGCGCGCCTGCCAGGATGAAAAAAGTCACTTCAAGGCGCACGCATCCGCGCAGCAGTTCAGCGTCGAGAACACTCTCAGCCTAGATGCGACAGTGCACGAACGGATGGCAAATCTGCTGCGCAAAGAGAAACGGCACAATGAAGCCTTTGTTCACATCATTTACTGGGTTTCGGCACAACGGCATCGCCCAATAAAACGCCACACAGACAAATTTCGGGCTTACTACAATCGCGCTGATGCCATGTTTGTAGGACACGACGAAGCCTGGACCCTCACTTTAAGCGCACCAATACTCGATTTTCGGCAAGCACAGCTACTCGTTCAACAATGGCAGAAACCTGCCAACCAAAAGTAAGCCCACAAAAAAATGGCCGCTGAAAAGCGGCTTTTTCTTAGAGAGAAGTCACTTAGAGAAGAGCTTTCTTGCAATAAAAGAACCGATCCCTAGCGGTGAAATTATCGCTGCTCCTGCTGAAATAGCAGTCTCAGCCTCTTCGGTTTTGCCCTCTAACAATTTCATAAAATCAGCTTTTGCTCGAGCAAGATATTCTTCTTTAGTCTCATTTTGTTGCGGCTCGCCAACCTCACCAACCAATTGGCACAAGAACTCTTCTGACACTACATGATTAACGAGCTCCGTGGGTAGCTTGCCGATATCAGAAGAAGATATCGCAGCCGTGCCCATAGCCTTAATCAGGGTGGCACTCTCTATCTCTTTTTTTGCTAACTCCACAAAGCTGGCCTTAACGCTTTGAGGAAGATTCTCAGTGAACTCCTTGGCTATAACCTGCAAGTCCTTTTTCATGCTTTGCTCCGAGACTTTTTCAACATATCGAAAATCTTGGCAAACAATGGCTCTACTACCCTCCAGAGCTCATCGCTAATAGCTTGCTTCGTCTGCGGAGGCACCTGCTGCCAAATTTGAAATAAACTGCCTAATACCCTCACCAGCCAACTAATCATATACGCCCTCACTGTCTCGCCTCGCGGCATACAAAAATTCAGATAACGGTTTAACAACAGAAAAGCAAGTTTGCATCCGATTGTTAAGCAAGGCATATAGTAAACGATTGCAACAGCTCGTTTCACGCTTAATTCCTTTCTAGTTTTGGCTTAGAGCGTATGTCCGCGAGAGCTTATTATTCACGCACAGCGCCTTTAGACCTTAGCCTCTCCTCTTGCCCCACATCAACGCGCTTTTAATACTCCCTGGGTATGTTACTGGCTACTACACTCGTAACTTAATGGAGAAGGTATGTCGATAGCACTTCAAGGAATCTCAGTGCCAGCTAAAATTGTCAGTCATCCGCAATCCATGCATGCCGCTTTGGCAAGGCCTGACTACACCACCTCAAGCCTCATACTGAAAGGCGATTTAGAAGAACTTAAAAAGAAGACATTCTTGGAGCTTGAGCAGATTGCTATTCAGCAATTTAAGTCCGAGAACTACTGCTAGCGCGTCCCTGCGTCTATATTGTCAAGCTTTTCCTGCGCCGCATAGATGGCTTGTGCGGTGCAGGCGCATTGCGCCTGAAGCGATGCAATGTTAGCTTCAGCAACACTTTGACGCTCGGCGATGTCGCCGACAACCGGGGCCAGCGCCCACTCAAGAAACCGCTTGTACAAATTCTTCAACATATCCACTCCTTCGTGCTCATTCCCGCTCTAAACGATCAATCTCAAACACTGCCGCATCCAACTCTCTTCTGGATAGCGGCGTCCCATACGCCTCCACCACAGCAGTAATGTTCGCCGTGGTCAGAGGCAACGGCACAGCACCACCCATACCCAACGCCACGCCCCGGCACCGATCAGCCGCGCAGTACACGCTGATGATGTGATCGGTGATCGGGTCGCTAGGCGGCTCGTCGGGCACCTCAGCGCCCAGGGCCGAATAGATCAGCTTTCGCTTTTGACTTTGCCCGGCCCACTCTTTTTCCCACTGGTACCGGGCGACGGCTTTTCCACGGTTTCCTGAACCTCCTTCTGAGCGCCTGCTGCTACCTGAGCCGCAGTGGCAATCACCCAGATGAACAGGTCTGTGCTGCCGGACAGGAGCTTGGTGGCACCCTCTGGCGAGTAAGGGACTGCATCGCCGGCATCGTCCAGAATTTCACCCTTCCAATCCTTGATGATGTAGCGGCCCAGCAGTTGGCACTGCACATCATGCTCGCGTACATCGTTACCAGAGACACTGATCGCAGTCAGGCGCTGGCCTGCATCCTCGCGGGCGATCAGGCGACGAGCGCGCTCCAGGGCGATTTGGTAGGCATCTGTATCCAGGCCTGCGATCTTGAAGGAGACGTCTTCGTCGTAATCCTCCCAGCGCTCATGCGTGGCGGCAGACTCTTGGCAGTTGATTCTCAAAGCCATGGAAGTTCCTTATGGTCCTGGCGCCGCGGCTGGCGTGCGCGTGATAGTGGGGGCCTGCTTGGCCACTGTGTAGTTCAGCTGGATCTGCAGAATGTCGGATTTGCCGCCACTGGGCAGCTCGCCATCGATTTCCACTGCGGGTAGCGAGATCTCGTACTTGTTGCCCAAGCTATCGGTGACTGGAAAAGCAACGGCAATCGGCGTGCGTGTGAACTGATTCTTCCACAGCTCCCACGCCTTCTTGGACCAGGCCAGATTCACGGTGCCGGTAATGGCGGCCGACGTTTCGATCAGTGCACCCGGGCCCAGGCGATCGGTGCCGAAGCAGCGCTGCGTCTGCAGGTTGTTGTCGATGTTCAGGGTCAGGCCGGATACGCAGGCGTGGCCAGCCAGCGACACGCCATTGGCTTTCACGTCGCCCACGCTGATCGAAGACATGTAGGGGGTGTCTGTGGGCGCCGCCGGCGTGGTCGCAAACGGCGTATCCTTGTCCTCGTAGTCCAGGCAGGACATCGAGAACGTGACGGTGGCTTTGCCTTCTTCCGGCACTTCCAGTGCCAAGGAACTGACGTGCGCGCCCTTGAACAAGGCATAGACGCCAACGTCGCGGTAGCCCTTAGCCACGCTGAATGTGGAGCGCGTCTCGCCCACGGTCAGCTTATTGGCCGTCCAGGCGCCGTAAAAGGCGGCGGCCAGCAGATCATCGAACGTGCCGTAAGACAGCTCGCCCGTGATGTCGCCAGCGATGTCTACACTGGTGGTGATGGAACCCTGACCGATACGCGAATCCGTGATTTCTTCGGACTCCTCGGTGTTGGGCGTGGGGGTCAAGGTGTTGCCGGTGACGCGCAGGGTCTGCCAGCCAGAGCTGGGCGTGACGCCAGGTGTGACCTCTTTGACAATGTGGGTTGTGACTTTTGCACCGCTCGACATGGCGTGCTCCTATTGATAGCGTAAAAAAAACCAGCTCTGGGCCGGTTCAGTTCAGTTGCAGCGATGGCTGCATTTGTTCGGATATTTGACTCACCCGCGTTACCAGGGGTGGCTTTCGGCGTTTATGTTCGCTCAGACCTCGGCCGCACAGGCTGGCGAATCGGTCTTGTGCGTCTAGTGCGGCCTTAGCCTCGAACCACTCTTGAATAAGCGACTGAGCCGCTTGATGCCCTTCCAGGATGTCCAGCACCCAGCGCCGGAACTCTTGGGCTCTGGATGTGCGGGCAAACATACCGATCAGGTGCGCTCCCCGGAGGCTGAATACCCTCGTTTGGGTTACGAGATTCCCCGAAGCCCCCAAAGTGGGGGTCTCGACAATCTGCGTCATCGAGGCTGAAAACTCAGCCTTGTGGCGGTCATAGATGCGCGTCACCTTATCGGCGCGAGCATACCCAAGGGCTCGTGCAATATCCGCCGCACTGGCCCACTTCTTTCCATCCTTGTCTATCAAGCGGATGGTTTGGTTTTGGAACATCAGTTCTTTCATCATTTCGTTCTCCGAAAAGAAAAGGGCCGCCCGCAATGGGCAGCCCCGGACTTTTCAAAGCTCCTCCACCCTCTCGAGCTCGGTATCTACCGATTTAAGGTTGCCAAGAAAACAAGAAACCGGCTCGCAGCCGGCAACAGATAGATTGATACTGACTATCCAGCCCTGAACCGGATATTGACGTTGATCTGATAGAAGCCCAAGCCCTGCGGCCTGCCAACGGAGTCCCCGGTACCGACGTCCACCTGACTGGCCTCCAAGCACTCCAAATCGCCTTGGGACCAGTAGGAGAAATGCTCTTCTAACAAGTCAGCTAGCCGATTAAGCGCACCCAGGCCAGCACCGATGCGGTCGAAGCACTGAATAGTGATCATGCCGGGCTTGCGGCTATGTGGTCGATCGGCCATGCCTGCCATGAAGGCTTGCCCATGCTGGATGCTCAGACGACACCATAGGCCGGACTCCGGCGGTGTGAATGCCGTCAGGGCGTTCGGATAGTCGATACGCGCCTGGTCGATACCTGGAAAGACCGCCATCCGCGCAACGATAGAGCGCCGGATCTGTTCAAAGGTCATTTCGTGTGTTTCTCCAAAACTGCGGCAAAGGCCACCCCGTAAACACCCGCTGGAGCTTGTCCTGAATGCCCGTTTTCTAAGGCCTCACCATAAGGGATGTTGTTCTGGATGACGGTTTCGCAATATGGGCTGGCAGCAGAGCTGATGGCCTCATTGCCAGCTTGTAGCGTCTCGGCTCCTGATGGGTCGATTTTCTCCAGGTCGTAGCCCAGATCCACCCCGTCGATGCTGACGCGGTGATTTGCTCGGTAAGCGCCGGAGTCCACAGGCGAGCCCGCAACGACTGCGGCCAGAGCTTCCACGGCAACTTGGCGCCGCTTCTGGCCGAGATCCTGCTCCACCACCTTGATAAACGCAGTGGGCGGTTTACTCCAACCAGTAGTCATGTCACATCTTCCGTAGCTGCAAAGTCCAAGTAGCACCGACTGGATCCTGGCCGACATTCAGCACTTCCATGCCGTTGATCTTGTCACCCACCTTCGGCGTGCTGTCCACATCGCCTTGCAGCGCAGTCAGCTTGGAGTCCGTGGCCAATATCCGGATGCCATCGATCAGCTCCAGCTTGTAGCCCCCGATGACGCCTCGGCCGGTATAGGTGATCTCAACCTCTGGCCAGACCTCATTCACCGGGTCGTAGGCAGGCCCGCGCTCGATGCGCCGGCCCGTGAACTCCGATACCGCATCTGCCAGGTCTGTATCGAAGGCCTCGGCAATATCGGCCATCAACTCGTCACGCAATCCCATATCAAGCCCTCTTCAAGAAAACGACACCACCCCGCCCTATCCAGGGCTTGAGCAGCGCCAGGGCGAACCGTTCACCTGCCGTTAGTTGCTGGTAGTTGGACGCAAAGGTTTTACTGGACTCGACCGTGTCGGCCTTCACGGACTTGCTGGTCACGCCCACCTCGGTCGCACGGTAAAGCCGGTCGGCCGCCGCTTCCATAGCGACCTCGGCGCCAGCCTGTTTCCATTGCGGCGGCATAGGGTCCAGACTGGGCAGACGCTGCTCACCCATCCAGGCATTGGCCAGTAGCACCGCACGCGCCTTTTTGTCCTCGGCAGCCCATGACTGCCCCATCAGCTCGTCCACTTCTGAAACAGTCACGTACTCCATGGCTATTCCGCGCCGGACACCAGCGCCAGCAGCTCGTCCTTGCTGGCTTTTGGATCGAAATCGATACCCAGGCCTTTCAGGTACTTGCGCAGGGCAGGCAGCCCCATTTGTGCCGGCTCCACACCCGCGTCTTGGCGCTCGCCCTCGGGCACGACGTGAACAGGCACTTCGAGCGCCTCGTACGCCGCAACGATCTCGGGGTACTCCCCCATAACCGCTACTTCTTTGACACCGCTTTCGGGGCCTCGAAAATAGATCGGGTTGCGTACGGCCACGGGCTCGCCCTCAGGCAAGAAAATTGCCGCCTGAGTCGTATACAGGATTCTCATGATTACTCCTGAAAAGCGGGGCCGAAGCCCCGCAGAGGTTTAACCGCCCGACTGGTCTGGCGTCAGATCAATCAAAACACCAGCAGTCGCCTTATCGCTGGTCGCGTACTTGCTCCAGTTAGCACCGGCGCCCAGAGCTGCCAGATTCGGATTCACGCCCGACGCCTCCTTCCAGGAATAGCCCAGCAGATCCACATTGAACGTGCCTTCAGCGCGGTAACCCAGCGCCAGGTTTTCTTGGTGGTTAATGAGGTAGGAACGCACACCGGGAACTTGGGACTCGGTAAGCGTGACCGCTCCAGCCTGCAGGCCGAAGATGCTGTTACCCGGCACTTTGTCCGAGACCAGCACAGGCTTGCCCATGGTCCCGGGTGTTCCGCCATAGATCACGATGCCGGCTTCTTCGTAGATCTTCTGGTCGATCGCATCATCCACCAGGTCGAAGTACGTGGCGGAATCCATGCCGAACAAGGCGATACGGTTGAAGCGGTCGCCGAACTTGCGCATACCTTTAGTCAGGACCTTCTTATGATCCGTCGCAAAAGCGGCCTTGGCGACCATATTGGCGTTGGAACCGATAGCAGCGGCAAGGGATGCGAAAGCAACTTCGATGTAGTAATCCAGAGCGGCATCGGCCATATCCTGGCCCACCAGCATGGAGAATTCTTCGGGGCTGCGCGCGCGGCGCTTGAAGGCTTCTTCGGTGGTTTCGTAGGGGCCGTATTTCCACGGCGTCTTCACGCCAATCATCTCGCCAGCTCCGATCTTCTTACCAGCCGCATTAGCAACGGAGTTGACATCACGGTGCTCAAGCGAGCCGCCAATCTTGTAAAAGGCACGCTTGCGCAAATCGCCTTCGATGTTCTCGTTCTGCAGCACCAAGGCGCCGCCAGAGGATTGATTGAAAATGGCCAGCACTTCCTGGAGACGCTCCAGATAGGCGGTTTGCGCCAGATCGTTATAGATAATCAGGTCGCTGTTGACAGTGGTAGGCATTGAATGCGCTCCTTATTTGGGTAATTTCAGGTAGGCCTCTCGGCCATGATCTTTGACGTACGCAGCAATCTCCGCAGGCGACATCTCGCTGCGCTTTTTGCCGCCCTTGCCGCCTTTGTCGCCGACAGCGCCCGCGCCCTGGGCTCGCGGCCACAGATGCGGTGCAGACTCGCGCAGGCCCTCGGCCCATTCGAGTGGGGACAACGGCGTTTTGCCGTCTTTGCCGTAGACAATCTCGCCATCGGCCATCGCGACCGGTTGGCCATCCTCACTTAACTGGAAGACGCTACGCGCACGCAGGATCAGGTCCTCGGCGGCTTCGGGAAGCGCCCCAGCCTTGGCCGAAGCTTCACGGATGGAATCGGCCAGGACCTTGTCCTTGAACCGTGCCGCGAATGCTTCAGCCTTGTCAGCGCGCTCCTTTTCAGCCAGCAGCTTCTTGTCCTGGTCGGCGCGCAGGCGCTCGGTACGACGAGAGACCACCTCGTCCAGCTTGCCCTCGGCAATCAGACGGGTTTCCTCATCCTGGTCCGCCTTGCTCAGCAGGCCTTTGACTGCATCAAGGTCCAGGCCGTCAAACTGAGCCTTGAATTGGTCCAGCTCGCCCTTGGCGGTCTTGACCGAACCCAGCAGCTCCTGGTTCTTGGTTTTCAGGCCTGTGACGGCCTTATCGATAGCCTCCTGCCCTTTTGCGGCCAGCGCCTCCTTGAGAGCAGTGACCTTATCCTCGGGCAGGTCTAAGCCCAGCTCGGCCAGATCGAGATCTTCAAACATGCGGTTTCCCCTTGGGAAGGTTTCGGCCAGCCTCGCCAGCCATAAAAAAAAGGCCGCCCCTCGGGCAGCCCAAAAAAGAAAACCCGCTCAGAGGCGGGTTATGTGTCGTCTTCCAGCTCCTGTCGGCGCATGGAAATGTTGATGTGCATGTGCAGCCATAGCTCGGGCCGCTCCAGCAAAGGGCGGCGCTCGACGATGCGGTGTTTCCACCATTCGAGAAACATGAAGTCGCAGGGCTGATGCTCAATCACCGAATATGCTCTTGAAGGTATCCGCGTCACGCCGACGCAGCTCCTGCAAAGTGTACTGGCGCCCGCGCGGATCAACAAAGCGACTCAAGTCGTAGCCGCCCTCCTGATACAGCTTATATCGGGCTGGTCCCAACCATTCGCGCTGAAACGCAGCATCCTGGTCGCGAAACCAACTGCCGTACTTTGTCCTGGCCTGCACTTGGCCAATTTTGAGGCCCGCCTTTTCACGCTGCGCCTTGGTCATATCTCCTACTGGCCGGAAACTGGCTGGCCGTGGAACACGTTCACCCTCCTCGCCAATCCGGTAGCCGCCGCGCACCTTGAGCGAGCGCACGAATGGCCGGTTGCCCACCAGGTCGCCATCAAAGCTTGGCGCAAGAACGGTACGGCAGTTCGGGTGATACGGAGGGCGTGGAAAATCCGAATCAACTTCGTACCGCGTACCATCCATCGCCGCGCAGTACTTGCTGGTGCGCCCGTCCAGCGTGGCAACAACCACCAAGTACTTCACGCCCAGGGCGCGGTAGGTGTTTTCATACGCCACGTTTGAGACATGGCTGCGCGCCGTGCGTACCACCCGTTCCACGTCCAGCTTACTGCGATGTATCAGGCCGTCCTGGTAGCGCAGCTTGTCGGTACCCCGCAAGCCTCGGATGATATCGGCGTTGGTCTGCCCCTCCCCGATCCCTTGCCGAATCCCCGCATAGATCCGCGCACGAGCCTGGACGGGGATGTCAGTCAGTAGATCATCCAGCAGTTGACCACCAAACACCGGCCGGTCAGCGGCGGCCTTGAGCGCCTTGACTGCCGGCACCTTGACCTTGGGCAGGCCATCGACGGCCCTGCCCATTACCTCGGTAATATAGGCAATCTCGTATCCTGCCAGCGCCAGAGCACTGGTAGACCATTCTGCTCGGATGGCCCTGTCCAACGCCTTGGCGGCCTGGTCGATCTCGCCCTTCAGGGCTTTGAGCGCATCCGTCGTATAGCGGCCGGCCAGGAATGCCTCCCGCTCGCCAGGGCTTAGGGCCTCCAGCAGTGGCAGCAGTTCCTTAGCCAAGCCGGCGCCGATGCGATCCAGTTCCAGCCATAAGCGGTTCACGACCTGCGACGATGCCCGGTAGCCATAAGACGAATGCTGGGCCAGCGCCGCTACGATAGCCCGCTGGGCATCACTCAGGCTCGCCATTCTCTACGCCTCCAGGGTTCTCGATGTGCAGCGCCTCTTCGTCATACGAGCGCTCAGGCAGTTTGCCCAAGATCAGGTACTGCCAGTAGGCATCCGCACTGATCTTGCCAGCCATGACCGCTTGCAGCAGTTGCTGGGCGATAGCCGGGTCAATGACCGGCGTGCTGAATTCCGGCTTGACCGTGAACTTTACGCCGTCAGGATTCTCGCCGATCCACTCAGCGATATAGCGCAGGCCTTGCTCGATAGCTTCGGCCACCGTCACGACAATGGAGTGTAGCGTCGCGTGCTGGTCATCCTGCCGCGCCTTGCGGGCCTCGCCCGACTCGGTGCCGGCCACGTCCATGACCTTGGCACCGGCCTCCAGCGCCGCCCCCTTCTGATCCTGCATCGCTCGGCGCACGGCATCGATACCAGCCCCTTGGAACTCCAGGTAGCCACACTCGCCGTCCGGGCCAAGATCCCAGGCTGCTGACGGACCGGTTACCGAAAGCGGCTTATCCGCTTCCAGTCCAGACACCCACGGCTGCGGATGGCTGGTGTAGTGCAGGCTGGTGAAATAGTCGGCGCTGAGCTGATACGACTTAATTGCCGCACGCGCCATGGTCAGCAGCGGCACCTCGTCTACAGCAGGAGCATTGTCGGTCGAACCGCAATAGATCACCGGGAGGAAGCCTAAGCCCTTTGCTACCTGCCCCCCGGTCGCCACCGTGCCCAACGGACGGCGCTCTTCGATAATCTGACCGTCGCCGCCCTGCACCTCGGTGAAACAACCCCCTCCCTCCAGCACATAAACGCGGTACACGGCCTCGGTATCATGCGAAAAGACATCATCACCCTTTTCGCGGAACTCACGGAACACGGCCAGCACCAGATCCTGACGCCCTTCTACTGTCGCCTCTTTCCAGTTGGTGGCGTTCGTGGCGCGGTAGGTAGCGAAGTATGGCTGCCCTTGCTCATCGATATTGATTACTGTTGGCACCCGGCCATGAGACACAGCCTGGCGCACCATACGCAAGAACAACTGCTTGAGGCTGAATCCATCGTCTGTGGCGTTTTGCTCCATGCCCCTCATGCGTGTAGGCAGCTCGATCTCGGGCTGCAGCCGCGAAACCAAACCCATCATCGAGCGCAGGCTATCGCGCACCCAGTGCTCATACTGAGCACGATCACGGTAGCCCTCGTACAGGTAGCGATTGCCGCTGCTGATCTTTTCCGCCTCGACCATACCCGCCGGTTTAGGCAGGTAGCCTGACTTGGCCTTGATAGCCCGCTCACCCTCCAGGGCATCGTCCATCATTTCCCATTCAGGCAGGTGTGCATCGTAGTCGGGATGCGTGGTTGTGACTGACATTACGCCAAACCTCCAATCTGGCGCTGTCCGGCGCTCGGTTTTTTAATCGGATAACGGTGGACCAGGAAGTAGCCTTGTGCGTCACAAGAATGATCATGACCACTGCTTTTGTCCGGTTCACCGTTCTTGTCGTAGGCTTGTTGCTCCAGCGCTTCAGTCAACACCGGGCAGCGGTCTGTGTTCACTTTCCAGCGTCGCTGGTCCATGTCATTGAGAAGCATGGCGTTCACCGCGTTGACTCTGTCGCGCACAGATGGATTACGGCTGTTCGCCCGCACCGTGAAGCCAGCCTGCCGCAGAATGCTCAGGTCCGACTCGCTCGCGTTCTTGCTGCTGGTGTTCTGGCCGCTGGCGTCTGGGTAGACCACCACAGCATGCCCCCGGTCCTTGAAACGGTCTTTGAGCAGCTTGGCCATGGCGGGTGTGTCCCGCACCTCGGTCAGCTCTGCCACGGTGATCGGCAAATCATCGCGTATCACATTGATGGTGGCTGTCATGTTCAACACATTGAAGTCCATTCCCACATGCAGCGCCTCATTTGGTCGCTCCACCTCGGCACTGTGATTGAGCCGCCGGCAAAACGACGGGTACACGCTGCCGCTGTTCAAGTTCACAAAGCGGCCTTGCAGGTAGGCTTCGATCAACTGCGCCGGGTAGGACTCGCGCAGGGAATCAACATAGTCATCCGGCAGGAACGGATTGCTTGAGGTGGCCGCCTGGACCATCACATAGCCAGGCTTGGGCTTGCGCGCCCAGGTCTCATAAGCAAACCGGAACCCCTCAGGCGTCGAATAGGCGCTCACCCGGTTAAAAGGCTTGTCCACACCTTTGGGCTTTTGACGATTACGCGCAATGATCTTGCGCCAGGCCGCCTCCGCCTGCACCTTCTTCAAGGTGTCGATCTCGTCCACATGCGCCCGATAGGACTCATACCCCACGATGCGCGCCGGGTTCTCCAGCGTGCGCAAGATAAAGTCGCCGCAGTTGGGCGCGCTGGTGTAGATGATGTTTTCCTGCTTGTTGTACTTGTACCGAATACCCAGGTCGGACAGCTTTTCTTCCATCCGCGGCGCCAGGATCAAGCGCACCAAGTCATAGGTCGGCTCATACAGAGCAATCAGGGCATCCGAGGACTCCAGTGCATCACGCAAAGCGCAATTGGCCAGGGTCTCGGTCTTGCCGCTTCCAAAGCCGCCAATAAACGCCGGGTACTTGGCCTCAGTCTGAAAGAACCGCGCTTGCGGCTCCGTCATCTGTAGGCGCAGGGTTCGGCTTTGCATTCACAATCTCTATTTGAATCTTGCCTACCGGGGTTTCATCCGGCGGCGAATTCTTGGCCAGCTCGGCCCGCGTACGCTCCAAGCTCTCAATGCGAGCCGTCAGCTTGTCGATCAGGCCTGTGTAGTCCCGCACCTTGCTGGTGGTGGCCACCTGCTCAGCACCGGCGACCACGACACCGTCGATGATGACCGGCTCGCGCTTCTCGCTGTCTAGCTCCAGGGTGTTGCCGTACTCGGCCTCCCGAGCCAGAGCGCGCATCAGGCGCACCCGTGTCAGGCGCAGCTCTTCATCGACCTTGCCCAGTTCAACCTGGGCGGCCAGGTCTTTCTCTTCTTCTGTGAAATATCGGGAGTAGATGCTCCCTGGGGTGGATGCGTGCTTGTTGCCCTTATTGGCTTTACTCGCCCCACCGCCGTGTAATTTGCAGCGATTGGACCCCGGCACCGCATGGCGCTTACATGGCTCCCCGCTGCGCGTCTTTGCGCCACATAGGGCCATGTCAGCACCTCATTCATGGGGTGTTTTGGAAAACAATGGAAAATGGACGTTAATCAATTTTCTGTTGTGTATTCGTGTGTATTGTGTATAATTACACACATGAACAGCACAGACCTTATCAAGCAACTGAAAGCCGACGGCTGGTATCTGGTACACACAGTCGGGTCGCATCATCAGTTCAAGCACCAAACCAAGCCCGGCAAGGTCACTGTGCCGCATCCTAAAAAAGATTTGCCACTGCCCACAGTGCGCAGCATCCTCAAACAAGCCGGCCTGCGATAAGCAGGCTATACAGGAGAACCGAATGCTCTACCCTATCCATGTACACAAGGATGAAGGCAGCGCCTACGGGGCGTCCTTCCCCGACTTTCCCGGCTGCTTTGCCGCTGCCGACGACCTGCAGGACCTGCCCCGCGCTGCTCAAGAAGCCGTAGAAGCTCATTTCCATGGCGAGACCGAAGCCATACCTGGTCCTAGCGCCCCCGAAGCCTGGGTGGGCCAGGAGGATTTCGAAGGCGGCTTCTGGATGATGGTCGATATCGACTTGTCCAAAGTCAGTTCCAAGGCCATTCGCCTGAATATCAGCCTGCCTGAGTCTCTGGTGCATCGCATCGATGCCGTGGCCAAGGCTCAGCATTTGTCCCGCTCTGCCTTCCTTGCAAAGGCTGCTGAACGGGAGATGACGGGAGCATAGTAGCCCGGCCAGGCCGGTAATCCGCTTCTATACGTTCCCAGTCTGGCGCTGCCTTTTGTTCTGGCTGCGCCATTTCTTTCATCCATAAAAAAACCGCCCGGAGGCGGTGACATCACAACCAATGAATCAACTACTCGGGCCTGAGGCTATCGCGTAGACGATGCACATCAACCCCTCAAAAACTGTTCGTCTTCTGTCGCCACCGAGGTAGTCGGTGAGCCTGATGGAAAACGTCCCGTCAATGGTCGTTGGGTCCCCGTGCTGAGGAATGCTTAACCCCCATACAGGAATCCATACAGCTCGGTCCATTCTGTCCCGGCTCTTCTTTTCAACAACAAGAAGGCCCGCAAGCTGGTCACGAGATAAATCCCACTCAAGCACTAAGCGGCCTTGCCCGAAATGCGTCGATATCGTAGCAAGAACATTGATATCGTTTTTATCTACTACCTCAATATCAATCGGCTGCCCATGATCGACTAGATCGTTGGACGTGCTAATCATCGCTTTCAAAAGCTTGCCCGCGACGATCTCAACGGCTTCTTTTTCCTGAACAGCATTAGCTGTTTTTCGCCAGTTTTCTTCTGGAATTGCAGAACCCAACATAACCCCTCCCGCAAAAATAGGAGGTTTAGTATTGCTTACTAAAAGGCAAATCGCAAACAAAAAGCCCGCCGATCTCGCGATGGGCGGGGCGTAATCTATCTGCATTGGATGCTAAGATCGCAAACTTTCTTGCTATAAAAGCTACGACATGCCGATCATCATCCTTCTTCCTATCATTACATTGCTTTCGCTTGTGCTAGCTTGGCGAACTCGCGGAGTTGATCGAGCACTAAGCATTGCGATTACACTACTAAGCGCTGGCTTTTCGGCGGTGTATTTTTCTATATTGTCTGCACTCTGATTCGGTCGCCCACAAGAGTCAACTCCGCGCATGAAAGCAAAAGCCCGCTCAATCTTTCGACTGGCGGGCCTGTTCAAATCTTACGGGCGCAACTGTACAGGCCTATTGTCGCAACTAACGTCGCAGTTTGCATTAACTCCATGTCGCAGACTGCGACACCAAGAGTAATAGGCGGACGTTGGGCCTTCCTTCGTTTGCTCCACCTGGCCAGAAGCGCAAAGACTGCGAAGCACGCGCTCCACCCCCTTGCGGACGGCATGCCGACCAGCATCCGACACAGGCATTGCTCTTGTGACATGCCGCACAATCTGAGCCATCCTGAACTCTCGGCCCGGATACGCCGCCAGCAGATCAATCACCTCCGACGCATACTTCACAGCAATACCTCCTTTTCTACCTTGGCCCTGAATCCTTCCAGGTGCCGTTTGTAATCCTCGTCCCTCAAGATGGCTCCGGTGATCTGGCGAATCCACCGACGAGCCACCACCAGGCGCTCAGATGCCGACAAGCTGCCAAAGTGCGAGTTCTTGCGGGTGTACTCGGCCTGCACCACCATGGCCTGATAAAGCGGCAGGCGCTGGTACAAAGCATCAACGGCCTGGGCGTGGTCTTGGTTGATCGGGCGGTAGTCGTCCTCCCATGGCACATACCGCTCCATGTTCCCGACCGTCTCGCCGGACCAACACCAGCGGGCCCAATTCCAAAGCAAATCATCGCCGCTCAGTTTTTGCATGGCTGCCCTCCCCGAATAACGCTTTAAGCCCTTCCCGCGCCCGTTCCTGCCTTGCCTCGGGCTGCCGCGCCTGGTGCTCTTGCCGCTTCCGACGCACGAAATCAACGTGCTTGGACGGGTCCTGGTACATCCAGCTTGGGTATGACATATCAAACCTCCCGCACCGAAATGCCGTGAACCTGGAGCATGAGCTTGCGCTTCATGATGTAGTCCCGCGTACGCATGCCTTTGGCGTCCTCGATTACGGTCTGGCCGGTCGCGGTGTCCGTGTATCGAAAGTCCGCTACGTACTCGCATGCTCTTTCCGGCTTTCCGTCATCGCGGCGCTGCTTGGGGATCAGCTCGAAACGCGGCTGCAGCTCCAGGTCGGTGATCTGCCCTGCCCGCTCCAACAGTTTCAGTTGCTGGTAGCGGGCGGCCTCTAGCCCGCTGTCAAACTTGATGTTGTCTACGACCGTTTTGCGGTTTCCGTACTTGCGCTTCATGCGCCCCCCTTTTCTTCAAGCTTTCGGTACGCTTCCCACATACGCAGACTGGCAAGACGCGCAATATTTATGGCCTCGACTGGTTGCAGCCGGTAGGCATCCTTTGCCGGTTTGGCCTGCCGGAAACACGTTATGTACAAGCCTCCCCTACCTTCCTTGAGCAACAAGACCCCGCTCGATCTGTTGGGCAAGTACTGCTCAAGCTCTTTAGTCCATATTTCTGCAGGCAGCGCGTAATAGTGCTTCCACACTTTCGGCGGATGCTCACGCGCTACGGGGGCCGGGCGTGGTTCTCCCCATGCAAATGACGGGTGTTCCCACCACTTGTCCTTTTTCGCGTCTGCCTTTAAGTCCGCACGACTTATCTTGATTTCGATGTCTATGAGCCGCAGGCTGTTTGTTATGGCGAGAATGTCCGCTTCGTGACCCGTCCAATTGCAGTTGGGTACCATGACTAAGTGCTTTCGATCAAAAAATCTTGTTGAGATCTCGCGGGCTATTTGACGCTCAGTCCACTTCATGCCTGAAGCCTCCGCGGTGAGCTGGGCGCCAAGACCTCTTGCATTTCATCCTCACTCAACTGCTGGAATCCGATGCGCTGAGTATCAGAGCCGCTCTGCAGCACCAGCTTGGCGCGCACAGCATCACCGATCAGCACTGGTGGCTCTACCGGTTGACCGGCTTGGCTGTTCTGCGCCTCAGCAATACCGGGCAGCCAACGGGGGTACTCCAGGCTGGGGCGTGCGGCGTAGCCGCGGTGGCGATTCTCGAACTCACGCGCCACAAACGGCCACTCGTCCTCTTTCTTCGTCCCCAAGGCCACCCAACCGCCCATGTCCTGCAGCACCAGCAGGATGATCGGGTCATCAAACGTAACGCTGCGGTAGGTGCCGACTGTGCGCACGGCTTTATCCACTTTGGCCCAGGCCACCAAGGCGCTATCCTGAGTCGAGCCGCGCAACAGCTTCACAATGTCCGAAGGCTTTGGTACATACTGGCCGTTGTCCGGGTTCACACAATGCCGGTTTATGGCTTCGCTGACAGCTGGATAATCAAAGGGCTTCATAGCCTCCCACCAGACGTTCAGCGCAAAGCGTGATGTGTCCCTGTGATAGAAGGCATAGACGTCGGCCATAAGGCCAAAGAACTGCTGTTTTTCAGTGTCGTGCATCTCAGGACTCCAAAGCGGCTAGACGGGCAATTTCTCGGTTTCGGGCCTCCAGTGCCTCCTGGCGGTTCAATCCTCCGGACTGCACTGAGGTCCCTTGTCCGGTGTTGCTTTCCTTGATGCCAAAAAGCCCAGTCCAACCACGCTCAATGCTTTGCTCGATGGCGGCGGTTGGGTCCTGCCCTGCGGCATGTAGCTTGCCAAGCGTTCGCAGAGAAAGCCGCTTGGCTGCCTCCGTCCAAGCCTTACCGGATTTTTCTTTTCGGAATTCATCCCACATCGACCACGCATCAGAATCCAGCCAGTCGGGCAAAACCAAGGCGTCAGCCTTTGATGGTTTATGACGGTTACTTGATGGTTCTATGGTGGTTATATGCGGGTGCACCCCATTGCACCCTTTCATGTCGTCGTTTGCACCCTTTGTGTCGTCAGATGCGCCCTTTATGTCTTGAATTGCACCCTTTTCAGGCGGATTAATGGGCGCAAAATCTGCACCGTTTTTTTCATCAAAAATGGGTGCAATTTCTGCGCCGTTTTCTTGGCCCGGCAGCTCGCCACCTTTAATCCAATCAAGGTTGATTCGATACTCGCGAGATTGGCCCCGGCCCCCATTGCCGCTATTGACCAGAATCAGCCAGCCGGACTCTTCCATCCTGCGTAGCTGATACTGGACAGTGCGGCGCGATTGCCGCGTCTTGATCATCAGATGCTCAATAGACGGAAACACCTTGGCCCCATCGTCATCAGCGTGGTCGGCCAGCGCCAAGGCGAGAATCATCTCACCGCCACCGACCGGGTACCGTTCAAATACGGCCGTCATCACCTTGACGCTCATACAAACTCCTTATCCCGCACTGGTCGCCAAGCAGCGAACGCGCGCTCCCAAATAGCTTTCTTCTCATCGCGAGTAAATCGCCGCCCTTGGTCCAGCTCTGCGTGGCAGGCATGGCAGCCAGGGACGGTATAAAAATCAGGGGCCTTCAGTCCGCCCGCCTTGTCGTACTCCAGCCAGTTGGGATGGCACGGGACCACAGTCGGGTCGTCGGGATAGCTGCGACACAGTCCAGAGATCTGTAGGTAGCATTCATGACCACGCACGGCATTGCGCAGCTTGGCGTCGTGGCGACCTGGCCGCTTCTTAGGCGCCCGCTTCTTCCAGGGACTGGACCTCATCGGCTTGTACGTGCGCAGCGGTTCACCGGCGCGCAAGGTGCTGTTCCAGGCGGTCCTCATGCCGACGCCTCCGGAAACTCCAGCATCACTCCACGGGCCCGGAAATCAGCCTGCACAGCCTCGGCGTACGCACTCAACTGCTTGCGGCTCATCAATGACGTGACCGGCAGATACTTCATCATCAGCAGCTTTTCTTCATAGGTCCGGCCTTTGATGATCGAGTCATACATGCCTTGGAACTCGGCGTCCTCGGCACGCATGATCGGCACACCGTGATGCAACTTACAGTAGCAGCGCCAACCCAGCGCATCATCTTCGGGGAGCTCGCGGGCTATCTGCCCATACCAGACATGCGTAATGTCGTTCTGCGGCAGAGTACGGGCCTTGCCGGTCTTAATCGAAATTCGCAGGTATCGGTGGACTTGGTACTGACTACGCAAGTCGCCCATAAAGCGCTGCAAGGATTCGTCGCTGTTAACGATTTGCATGTCAGGCCCCCACATGCTTACGTTGGGCGATCTGCTCTTCCAGTGCTGAGCGCGCTGCGCGTTGGGTACCGATGGATTCAGACAGTTCCTTGTGTGCGGCTTCCATCGCATCAAGGCTGCTGTCCTGGGAAAGGTTCAGCACTGCCGCCATGGCTTCCGAGCCTTCCTTGTTGATCGCCTTTACGCGGTCCACCACATCGAACTCTTGCCCGAAGCAAAAAATGAACTTGCGCGCGGAGAAACCCAGCGGACGCAGCATTTCGTTCACGTACGCGTAGCGCAGGTCTTCGGGCATGGCCAGGAGAATCGACTGCTCGAAGTTGGCCGGCATGTAGTTGCTGTCTTTCGTCTGATCGTCGAGCCAGCGGAAGATCCGATCGGCCGCGTTCTTGGCCAAGGTGAATGTGTCACCGGCTGTCTCGAAACGGATTTTGCTGCTGGACTCCAGTCCGTGGCGTTGATGGGTTTCCACAATGGCCAGCGCCACCGCCTCCCGGCTACCCACGCGTGCGCGCCATTGGTCCACGTAATGCAGCAAGGTCTTCAGCTTGGATTTGTGCGACTCGTTTCGCATGATTGATCCGTCCTGCTTTCGTAAAGTAGCCCCTGAGACCTTTGCAATCCTCGGGAACTACGTATGGATAAGAATCTGAATGCGCCGGACACTACCGGCATGGAAGAAGAAATTGACTTAGAGCGCCTGGAGCTGCTGGACCTTGCCGAAGAGCTGGCCAGGCAAATGTTTGAATACCCAACAGAGGCCCATGTAGAGGGCGTGCTGGACCGGCTGCTGTGGAATGAGCTTCACGGCTTAGGCGATGCCGGGGCCTCTACCCTTCACTAAATGTCTATGGGGCCGATTGGAATCGGCTCCCGTTTTTCCGGATCACGCATTTGCGTTCTCCTTCTTGGGGCGGCGACGCGGTGCCGCCGGGCCGATCCCAAAAACATCCGGAAACGCCAGCATCACCCTCGCAGGGATGCCGCGTTTTTTCCAATTAGAAATGCGCTGGATCTGACCGGGCCTATCGGATAGGCCCAGCTTTTGAGCCAGCTTCGCGGGACCACCGAGGCGGTCAATTAATGTTTTAGCGTTTTCCATGGCTTTATTACACACCACGTTTATATTCAAGTCAACACTGCGTTTAACAAAACAATTAACGGTTTGTTTACTATTTCGAAATGAAAAAACGCTCCATCGACACAGTTCTCGACAAAGCATCCGATTTAGGGTGGAACCAGGTTGAGCTTGCCTCCAGGCTACATGTCGCGCCCCAGTTCATTACAAACTGGATAAAGCGCGGGATGCCCGCTGACCGACTGGAGGGCGCGGCGGACGCGCTAGGGTGTTCAATAGATGAGCTTTTGGGCCGAAAGGTAAATCGCCTGCCCCCAGCCTCGCAGTCAGACAACGTGCGATTCGATCAACTGGATGTCCGCGCCGCCTGCGGTGATGGCTACACCAACGAAGACCATCCAGAAGTTATTTCTACGATGCTCCTACCCGCCCAAGTAGCGCAGGAAATGCTTGGCACGACAAACAAGAATGGCAATATCAAGCTCATTACGGCAGCCAAAGACTCGATGGCGCCAACGATCAATCCTGATGACTTAGTCTTTGTGGACACAGCGGTGAATGAGTATGTCGGGGAGACCGTTTACCTAATCCTCCATGGCAACGAGCTGCTGTGTAAGCGCTTATCGTTGGTTGGCCGCGACATTGTGGTTTCATCAGACAACAAAAGTTACCCTGACTGGAAGTGGAGTGAACGCCCGGATGCAACACGCATTATTGGCCGGGTTGTCCGTGTGCTGCCGATCCAGTTTAAGAAATTTGGATCGGATCGATGACAGGAAACGTGACCCAGCCCAGGGAGGCTGTACGTAAGAAGGACTGAGCAGGAAGAGACAAGGAGCCGTTTGGCTCCTTATTTTTTAGCAGTGAAGTAACTAAGATTTAATTGTGTTTCATTTATTTTTTGGAGTATTTCATGGCAAGCAGAACAGCCCGAACAACCCTTCGTGCGTTCGCCTTTAAGGAGCCCGACTCACTCTCAGGCAAACTTAATACCCTGAACGATATCAGAGCAAAGCTACAACAGCTCACCAAAGCTAAAGATCGCTGCATGCTCCTTAGCCAAAGTGATCCCAATCAAGAAAAAGACCTGATTTCAAATTTTGAAGAATCCGACACCCCCGAGAGCATATTTTGCACCATGTTACGCATCGCTCCGGGCGAGGACGCCCAGCACGTCACCAACGATCTCCTTGAAAAGCATGCGTTCGCGATGGAAGAGCTTGCAAACATCTACTCTGATCAATCGGATAACAGCCCCCCAGCAGTATGCAAAGAGCATTACTATTTCTCTATAAGCAACAACCACTTAGTAACAAACCTAAGGATGGGGAAAACCATACGGGATCTAAAAGTCTATCTTGCTTGGTTGCTCGGGGATGACCTTCTCGAACTTTACCCCATGACAAAACCGCCAAATAATCTGACACTGCAGCAGGTCAGAAACATCACCTTTTCTGGTGCGTCGTTAAGCTATACTAATCGGAATGAGAGTCCTGGCGAGGGCACTAGCAAAACGGAATCCATCAACATACCCAAGCTGGCATTTTCAAAGCTTCGCGACCTGCTCCCAGGCATCAAATCCCTCTCTCAGTACGATTTAGAGCGATACATATCAGCAGAACTTGTTCTTAAGATCAAAAACCCGGCGGCCAACGAGAAAGAGCACTTTGAAAAGACCATGGGAGCCCTGCTTCTGCCAGTTGCGGATCTGGATAGTGTATCTATACGCCCCAAAAAAGGCAGAGCCATAACAGGCAAGGAGTTGGCTAGAGAGAAGCCTGTAGAAGTTGCGGTCACAAGCTCTGGGCAGTTAGTCGAACAAGCCCTAAGGCAAGAAATGAGTAAATTTCTCAACGAATTAGGTGATGCTTAAAAAGCATATATTCATCACGGCACTATTAGCAACTATTACAATACCGTTATCCAAGATAGGTATTGATATAGCGGCCAGTCTACTATCGACCCTATTTACCGTGAATGGAATCATGTTTTCGATCGGGCTCGGCCTTATAGCCAATTTCAACATGAACGGAGTGAAGAACAAAAGTTATATTGCCAGCATACGATCTAATGTGCAGAACGTTAGAAACGTATTTATGCTGCTTTTCTTTCTATCTTCATGTTCATTTTTAGCCAGTCTTCTGATTGACAAACCCATTTCTGTTGTTGTGCGTGAACATGAAGTATTCTTGGACCTCGCTTTGCTGAGTATTATAATTATTGTCTACTCAACGGTATATTTTATAGATAATTTTCTTGCTATCCAAAAGCTTAATGATGAAATTTTTGATCGCCTTTTAGAAGAAAACCCATAGACACTATGCGTCTTAAGCTGCAAAGCCCCTCCCGGGGCTTTTTTGTTGCCTGGCCGTCTTGGCTGGCTTCACAGGTAGCCGCACTACCTTGACCTTACATACTGTATGGACGCACCCACCAACCTAGCGCAGACTTTCGTCGTTGGTTACTATCCCTGTAACGTTTTGTTGTGGAGGTAATATGAGGATTCTTAAAATATTGGTAATAGCATCGGCCCTACTTTCTGGCTGTGCAACCATAGGGCGATCACCAGCGCTATCCAGTCTTCCAGGCATTTCTTACGATGAGCAACCAAGCGGATCATTCGCTATTAAAGAAATAGTCTTTGAGACTCCAGGCTCTAATGTAGACAAAGATCGCCTAGGAATGTGCTTGGCTGATAATCTGCATGTATCTGATGTGCGCCTTTCTGACGCATCTGCTAGTTTTTACGGTGCCTACTCTAAGAACTATTACAACATCGAAAGATCGTCTATAGCGTCCGGAGAGCCGACATTGCAATACTTGGCCGCTGACGGAACAGGCGCGGTTGCACGCGGTCAGGTAGCTTATACCTTTAATACCACCGGTGGATTAATTTCCGTGCCAATTGATTATGTGGTTAGGTTTACGCTCAAGTATGAGCGGACACCCCAAAACGATATATTTAGATTCCATCGACTAGAAGCAGCACAGCTAAACACAGGCTCATTACAGAATACTGGGTTTGGACCACTCTACGATTTAGAGCCTCTCTATCCTGAAAAGGCTTATTTTGAACTACAAAAGTTAGCGAATCATTTAAGCAACTGCCTTTCTGGGAATTAATAGCGACTCGCCTTCTAACCCGCTTTAGCGGGTTTTTCTTTGCTTAGCTGCTCAGGCGCATCCCGATCTACAGCCTACGTTACAGCGCTCACCCCCCCCTAAAAACAACGATCCATAACACGGCTAGTGTGCTGCTTGCTTGCCGCATCACGTAAACACCGCGTTGTGAAAACACGCACTAAAATTAAACGCTGTGTTGACTAAAATATAAACATGGTGTTTAATTGCTCTAACGCTTCACCAAACAGCCGGTTTAGGCCAAAGGCCAACCAAGGCAGTCAGAGAGAGCGCCAGCAGCAAAGGCTGCGCCCGCCAAGGCGGAGGCTCTTTAACAACACGGGAATTCAGGAGAGGGTGCGCAGAGATGCGTGTTTGAAGGCGGAGTCTAGGCCCAGCCCCTTTCGGAGCTGGGTGTGCCGCTAACTGCCCAAGAGCATGAGCAAGAACAGTAAGGACCGGACTTGCTTGTAGCTTAAGGACAGTTTGATTGTCAGCTTGATCATGGCATGAGCCCTGATATCGCTGGCAGGCCTGCCAACTGGTTAGGGTTGGCATTTATATCGCGCCGTGCCTGGCGCTAGCGGTTTGCAAACCTAGGATAGCTCCCCGCGACACTGGTCAGCCTCGCCTTCCAGTGTCCGGCTCACCGCCCTCTGAAGCATTGACGCCCGACTACGCTCGGCGGCAGCGATGCAACAGAGAGCGGATCACCTTCAGCGGCTTACTAGGCCGCAGCCGGGGTTAGTAGCCCCGGCACAGCGAGTATAGCGGACCTGTCGCGCCCTCTCCTGAATTCCCGACTCATAGCCGATGTTGCTCACCCCGCCTATGTGGGGTGTTCGTCCGGCATCAATAGCATCTACGGGCATGGCCGTAGCTCTGCGCGGTATCCCTGCCGTTTCCAGTCCGCCAAAGCGCGGTTCACGGGGCAATAGGGTGAGGCGTAGACGGCCAAAAACGGTAACGGTCACGCCGGTTGGAATCCCGGCAACGGCCTGGAGACAGGCCGCTTTGGTAAGCATCAATGGTGGTGCTTACTGAAGCGAGGCAATCAATGAATGACCAGCAACCAAACGTCTTGTCCGGCGGGTGCACGACAAGCCACATAGAGTTGGAGATCGAACGGGAGCTGCTACTGCAGCGAAATAACCTGACGTCGTTGGAAATAATCGTAAACGAACTGGTAAACCGATTAAGCATGGTTCTGCGCCCCTCAGAGCCAGTGGGCCCCGTAGAAGCTGCGACAGCAGGCTCCAGCCCTGTAACTAGCCTCGGGGAAGCAATTCGAACCCACTCAGACAACATCGATGTTCTGACCAATCGTTTGTCAGACGCTCTTCGCCGTCTGGAGCTGTCCTAACCAACTCTGACCGGCCCTACACAGGGCCTTACCCACCAGTGCCTTGACTCAGGGTACTGACGGATAAATAGGAGATAGACATGCAACAGCAGGACAAACCAATGCGCTGGCCCGGTGACTTTCCGGGCAAGCATGACAAGCAGGAGAAAGGCCATGGCAAATAAGCCAGCCGTAATCATCTACAAAGAATCTTTACCCCAATCAATCATTTCTGATCTGTCCACCTTCGGCTTCCTGATTCTGTGCGTTTACGTGAACAAGGACAGTGCAGGCTGGACGTTCATTACGGGTGCCATGTTTCTGTTCTTCATTTGCATGAAGCTCATCGCATTCTCCGGTAGCGACAGCACCCTACGGTTTTACTCGTTGGATGAAATGCAGGCATGGCTTGATAAGCAGGAGAAAACCGATGCTTGACTCGATCTTAAGTAAAGAGGATTTAAAGCGGCTTAGCAGCGCCTGGAACATCACCAGCGGAACAGACCTCTACCACGACATTGCGCGACAAATCGAAGCTGCGGTGCTGCAACATCTCAAACTGCGGGAGCAGATGGAAGTCTACGCTGCCGCCAAGGTGCGCGAGGCCTTGGGACAGGCAGAAGAAGCAGTAACAACACTCTATGAGTCCGAAGAACTACCGCTTCTTCCTGATATAGCAAAAGCGATCAACGCCTGCATGACTCGTGGCAAGCAGTAGCGAGGTCCAGGCAGCCCTTCTTATGAGGGGCTATCACAAAGTAGGCGTCGTGGATGGACACGAAAAAGGCGATCAGCACCCTTACCGGCATAGCTTTCAGCCGGATGTGGGCGTGGCGGACACGGCCCAGGCTCTGATCAAGATCGCGCACTCTTCCGATAGCGGGTATCAAGCCCCGCCCTACTTTGTGATGGTGAAGCAAGCGCGTCCACTTGGCCACGGAACGCTGTGCCAT